CATTATTATATTGATTGCTTCTTTAATCTTACCTCTACAAACTTCAGGTGTTGATGACTTCACAGCCTCAATACCCATAATCTTTAATTTAGGTTGGTCAAATGTAATACCTTCTTCATCTAATACATTTAACATATATCTTTTTTTCGCAGTCCATATACCTTTGTCAGCAATCACTTCTCGTTTCATTTTCATTTTTTGAGTGATAGCATTTGTATAGTCAGCCAGTTCATTAAAACATTTTTCAATAAAAGGTTCTATACGACCTTCAACAACTTTATTGATAAATTTTAAAATATGATCTTTTGGTTTATCTTTACATACTTGTTCAACAAGTTTATCTAAACAAAGATAAATTGAATCTGTATCTGACGCAACAATATAATCAATCTTATCGTGTGTCTTTAAAATTTTATTCATATATTCGTTTACTTTACTTTCAATAAAACGAATTACAAATTGACCAGATGATGTTATCGCTGTTGCTTGTCTTACATCATAGTATCTAAAGTATTGATTACCAATCGCACCATAAGCAGAGTTCAACGCAATCTTCTTTGCCCATTGTATATTATGACAACGAGATATTTCTTTTAATAAGTTTTTATCTTTTGTCTTTTGATATTCTTGTTTTGCTTTAAATTCTAAAGTCTTAAACTTAACCCTATCGTTGTACATACTTTCCATAAGTCTAGGTAGAAAACCTGGACTATCTGTTTTAAACATAGCACCATTTGGTGTAATACAGGCACCTTCAGTTTTTAGATGAGTTAGTGGTGTCGCATGATTTAATAACTTATCTACTGAGATGCCTGATGATTTTACACCAATGATTTTTTCTGGCGAGATGTTATACTGCATAATCAGATGTGGATATAGGGAGTTGATGTCAAATGACACAATCCAATTATGCATACCTGTAATAGGGTCTTTAACATAAGCGCCGTCATACTTGTCTTCCTTAACATTATCTTCCTTTGGTGGTATGATAATATTATCTTTTTTTAGAAAGTTATAGATTAACATATCCCACATTCTTACTTGTGAGAATACATCATTATAATTAACTTTGGCTTCATACGCCATTGTTAATACAAGTTCGATTAATTTTAATTTGTCTTCTAGGCCGTCAACAATTTCTACGTCTTTTATATTGTAATCAATAAATGATTGAAAGTCTTTTGTGTACCATTCTCTAAATGTATCATAAGGGTTTTCATTCTTTTGTATACCAAGTTCTACTTTGCCAATATAATCTAACTTATAACTTTCTTGTCTTTGTGGTATAAACTTTTGATATAAATCCAAGTAATCTAACATTACAATACCAAAGATATTATAATGAGTTTGTGGTCTTCCTCGTACTACAATGGATTCTCTTTCAACTAAATTCCAAGGTGAAAATCTTTTAATAACTTTTTCATCTACAAGGTTTCTAATACGATTGAATAGATAAGGTATATCAAAAAACTTTGTATTCCAACCAGTGATAATATCAGGATAGTTCTTAATCCAAAACTTCATAAACTCCATAATCAAAGACTTTTCTGACTTACATCTTATATAAGTTACATCTGATCGATCTGTTTTAAAGTCACCTGTACCCCAAGTAATAATTTGTTTGTTAGATTGATTTTTAACTGTGATTGCTAGTATTTCTTCTGTTGGGTTTTCTACATCAGGAAAACCATTTTCAGCACTACATTCTATATCAACAGTAAAGATTTTAATATGTTCTTTTGAAAAGTCTATTGTTTCTGGATATTCATCTGCGATATATTGATATTGGTAACGGTCCATTCCATATATTGGTGAGCTACCTGTGTCGTAAGTTTTCTTAAATTCTCTCGCTTTTACAATATTTCCAAACTGAATAGGTTTAAGATGTTGACCTTTTAATGTCTTAAATTCAGTTTCTTCTTGTGTGATTGCGTATAAAGTTGGACTATAATCTATTTTATTTTTGTATTCTTTTCCCTCGTGTATACCACGTACAAGTAATTTGCCTCTATGTTCGATAACGTTTTTATAAAAGTTCATAATTTAGTTTGGTGGAGGATAGCGGGATCGAACCGCTGACCTCCTGAATGCAAATCAGGCGCTCTCCCAGCTGAGCTAATCCCCCAATAAATGAGCAATCAAACCATCGTGTTTTTTTGTTAATGTTATTTGACAAGATAGTCTGCTTTTTTTATCATCAAAGTTTTTTTCATATTCTAATAATTCAATCTCTGCTGTATTATAATCTATTTTATCAACTTTGTCAACCCACGTTTCATCAATATGTACGTGACAAGTTGCACACGCACAACAACCTGAACAATCTGCTGGTATTTCTGGTATAGAAGTTTCAGAAAAATCTCTAGCTGCTTCCATTAATGTCATACCCTCATTTACTTTGACAGGTATTAGATTGCCATTTCTAGCAAAATAAACCGTAATCATTATAACTTCGGTACTTTAGTTTCTGTTATTAGTCCTGGCGCAGTTAAAATACTACTTGTATTTTGTTGATAAGATGATAAGATTTCATCTTTTGGATCAACCATTGAAATAATATTTGCGTCTTTGAGTTCTACTGTATTTTCTTTTGAGTATGGACTATACAAAGTCATCATTAATTGTACAGGTTTTCCTGGACCTTGTTGATGAGGTATAATCACAAAAGGTTGTTTTAAACTTACTGTATTTTTTTCAAAATTAAATGTAGTTTTGGCGATAACATCTTCGCCTGTTGTTAATCTTAATATCTTCACATCTGACATAATAACTCCTTATTGTTTTAATATATCATAACTTGACTTAAATGTCAATGTTATTTTTCAAAACCAATTTTGTCTTCTTTACCCTTTTTATCTATTGGTCTTAATCTTTTACTTAATACGAAAGTTCTATTAGGGTTGACACTTATATTCATTTGTCGCATTAAATCTCTATTGATAAGTAAATCTGAACCTGATCTTGGTCTCTGATCTAAACCAACTTCTATATCTTTATAATTAAATCCATTAAATGAAATGTCCATTAATATAGTTGGTCTTACTTCTGATGGTTCTTCATCATCAGCATTTGCTCTATAAACTTTACTTATACCGTGTCTTGGTTTAGAATATGTTTTACCATTAAACTTCCACTTGATAACTTTGTTTTTTTCTAAAATTTCATCTGCGTGTAAAGCACAAGCAAGTGAACCATTTCCTGTATCAAACTTAGCTCTAACTTTACCTATCTCATCTAATTCTACAGTTTCTAACCAACCACATTCCGCGGCTGCTTGTCTATCCCAATGAGTTCTTTTAGATACCCAATCAATAATATCATACATTAATTCCTCACCACCAATAGCGCCTGATGGTTCTGGATCAGAATAGTAATCTTTATATTGATAACCTTCATATTCTGCGCCTGAACCAGGACTACCATTTATTTCTAATATGTAAGGTTTACCTTTATATACAATATGGTCAACTCCAACTAAATAAGCTTTTGAAGCTCTAGCTGCTTTTAAAATAATTTCTTGTTCTTCTTCACTTAATTTATATGGTTTTGGTGTTGCGCCTCTATGAGTATTTGAACGAAACTCACCTTTAGCCGCAATTCTATTTGTAGAGGCAAAGATTTTATTATCAACGACTAAAGTTCTAACATCACCATCTACTTGCATATATTCTTGTATTAATACTTCTGCATCGTGTTTCCATAACGCTTGTATTGTAGAAACTAAACTATCCATACTTTCTATTTTAATTACACCAATACCTTGTGTACCTGTAAGTGTTTTAAGTATAATTGGAAACTTACTACCAACTAATTTTACAGCGTCTTCTATGTTTTTTTCGTTAGATACAAATGCTGTTCTTGGTGTTGGTATACCGTACTTATCAAATAATAGTGCTGAAGTTAATTTATTATCACAAGTTAGCATTGCTGCTCTTGTGTTTAACATAAATGCTGATGAATTTTGAAAGGCAGATAATAAAGATAACCCAGCTTCGTCTTCAATAGAACCAGCTCTTGTAATACAAACGGTATCTTTACCTATAAATGTATGTTCAGAATCTTTACCGTCATAGTTGTAGACAGTTAAAGTATTTTTATCTTCGTCTTTTGCTGTGATGATAGCGTGTTTTGTATTAATAATAACACACTCAAAACCTTTTTTCTTACAAGCCTTTTCTATAAGACTTACAGTTAGTTCTTTTTTAGGTGTTTCACCAGCCTTTTGTTTCTTAACATTAGGATTTGATTTCGTAATGATAGCAACCGTGATAGGTTTATCTTTACGACTTAAATCTTGTTCTGTAATATATTGTTTAAACTTTGGAACCAACATTTAGTCATTCTCTGATTTTACTTCTTCCTTATTCTCGTCAATCTTTTTTCCAATATTGTATTTAGCAGATAGTATCCATTCTTTTTTTTCTTTAAAAGGTAACACTTTAATTTGACTTAAAGGTGCTTTGTTTTCGGATTTTGCTTTATCTACAATATCAATTAGGTTCCAATCTTGTAAAAGAATAGATATAGTATTACGTCTTTGAATATCGTTCTCTGTTAATGTTGCTTTCTTACCATCTAACGCAAATAGTTCTTTAAAGTGTGTGATATAGTATTTGCCTTGTTTGTGTAAGATATGACAAGATTGATATAATGTTTTATCTTTTCGACTAGCGACACCGATACGTGTCAGCGTTTCTCTGATCTTTAGGAAGTCGTCTGGTTGTTTGATAGTAACCTCTAACATACTTTCTGGCGACCAATGTATAGTTTCTTCACTCATTTTTTTCTCCCACCTTTATTTAAGGCTTCTTTTATATGTTCAATTTGTTCGTCTTTTAGTATGTTGAGTGCCTGTTTAGCCTTCTCATTACTATAACCATAATACTCTTTTACATACTCTAAATTTTTCAATTTGGCTTGTGATAACCACTTGCCACCAAATCG